TGTGAAATGTTCTTGTAACAATATACTTATCTTTTTTAGAGATAGCTTTATAATACTTCCATGATTTACAATTAGAATTAGTTTTAATATGAGTAATATTTTTCATATCTATACTATATCATACATAATACTCTTTATATATTAATCTAAATTATGTCTATTTATTGCTCATATATATATTCTTCTCTGTTTTCATATCCTTTTCTTCCAACTGAATAATTGTAATTAATCCAGAAATCCATAACTGAATCCATTAATTCATTAAGAAAATCGTTTCTTTCATTTTTCATATCTTCTTCACAATCATAACATAGATTATATTTTCCCGAAAGGTTATTGTTTTCACCTCCATACATTTTATTACAACATTTACATAGAACAGTATGTTCGTCGTTAAATATATGTTCATACATATTTAATAAGCTGTTGTTTGTTGGGTTGTTAGTTCTTTTGTTTATTTGTTTATTTGTTTTTGTTTTTCTGTTGGTTTGTTTCTATACTACTATATAGATATCATTTATCTTTAAGTAGTTATAATCTAAAATAGTGTTTATTTATTGTGTATTTCTATGTAATAATGTGAAATTATGTCTAAAAATGACTTAAAAACACATTAATTTTAAAATTATTTTCTGTTTTAAGTAGTTTTAAACACTTTTTAGATTTTTACTAATAAAAGAACATTATTTTAAACATAATTTTAGATTAATTGTATTAAAAAGACCTCTTTTTTTATATTAATTAATATATAAATGTTTATTGATAAGTCCCATAGTCGTAATGATTTAATTGATCTAATTAATACATTAAATCTTCCGGTTGTATTTAGCCATGTAGATAATAAAAAGAGTATCCAAGATAAACTAGTAGAACTCATACAAAATAAAAAGAATCATAAACCATTTGATATACATACTGTCTATAATATTAAATCATATACAGAACTAATGGGCTATCTGAAAGCTATGAATCCCAAGAAAATATTATCTGTTAAAGAAAAAGCAGATATTATGATTTTATGTAAACATATCATTAGTTATTGTAATTTAGGTTATAAAATTGAGTTAAGTGAATATTATAACAATAAACAAGATATCATAGATGATATGAATTATATCAAACAATTTGGTGATATTCCATCTGTTAGAAGATGTTGTAAATTAATGAACAAATATCAAAAACAAGATGAATATTTTATTCCTAAAATATCTCCACAAATACAAAAAAAATTAAATGATAAAGTATATACAAAACAAAAGATAAGTGGAAAACTAAAAGTTAAACGAGGTGAATTTAAAGTTTCATTTTCATGAGTTGCGTATATTTTGTATTTTTTTTATATTTGCTATTGTATAAATATGCCTACAATTAAAGAAGATCTAAAATTTGGATTACAAGCTGAAAAAGGTGGTGTGAAATCTATTTTAGAAAAACTCTTTGGAGAATTAACAAAAACAACTAATAAATTTGATAACTTTGATTTTACTAATGATAAATTTTATGTAGAACTTAAAACTCGCCGTAATGTTGTTTTTAATCAGTATCCAACTCTATTGTTTGATGAAGTTAAATACGATAAATATAAGTTATTAAAAAAACAAAATCCTAAGTTACAATTTTTTGTTGTATGGAATCTGAGAGATGGCTTATTCATGTGGGAAATGAACGATAATACAAATGAGTTTTTTGTAGATGGTGCTTATCAAGTAAATCGTGGAACTCACATACAAACAACTAGAACTGTTAATGTGAAAAATGAATTTATATATCCATTTGATGATTTTGAGTGTGTAATCGTAAATAAATCTAAAAAATAAAATCTAAACTATATATAAAATGAATAGTAGTCCCGAAGAAACAAAAGAGTTGATTTCTAAAAGCAGACCTAATTTACGTGATGTGAGTGTAAAACAATATGAAGCCAATTTAAGAAAATTAAAGAAGTTATTTGATAGTGATAATTATAATTTCATAAAAGACCCTAGTAAAGTAAAAGATAAAATTAATGATTTACATTATACAACACAGCGAAATATGTATAATGCGATTATTGTTTTACTCATGGCTATTGATGATAGTAAAATGAAAAAACTAATAGAAACCTACAGCGAGATGCGTGATGAAGGCAACCAAAAATATGAAGAGGATAATAAGTCTGGCGTCATTAGTGAAAAGCAAGAGAAAAACTTCACAACTATGGAAGAACTCAATTCCATGATAGCCACACTAAAAAAAGAAGTCTTGCCCTTAAAGAAAAAACAAAAATTAACTAAACCGGATATATCTAAATTAAGAGCTTATGTATTATTTAGCATGTTAACAAGAATCCCAACTCGTAATGATGCATCTAATATGATTTACACATCACAAAAACAATATAAAAAATTAAGTGATCAAGATAAGGAAACAACTAACTATCTAGTTGATGAAAGAGGAAATATGAAGTTCATTTATAATTATTATAAAACAAGTAAGAAATACTCTGAAAATATTGTACCAGTTCCCAAAGATCTAAAACCAATCATGAGAATGTATATTAAATTAATGGATTATAAATTAGGGGATAATATATTTCCTATGACTAAAAATGCTTTATCTCAACTATTATTAAAACAAAGCAAACGATTAATTAATAAATCAATAAGTAGCACTCTTATCCGTAAAATCTATTTATCATCTAAATATAATGGATTAAAAGAAGAGATGGAAAAAGATAGCAAACTGATGGGGCATGATATATCTACCCAACAAGCTGTTTATGTTAAGAAGAGTGAATAAATTTTATATGTTTTTTTGTTTTAATATGTCTTGATTTATTACTCAATAACACTTCACAACCACATTCACATATATATTTTTTTTTAGATCTTTCTATTTTATGTCTTTTCATGGTTTCTTTATATTTTTCTAAATCATTACCATAAGACCTTGATTTATTTATACAATCATACATATTAATATATTCTTGTTCTTTTTCTTCTAATTGACGATTAGTATCACAAGGATAATCACATATTAATTGTATTTTATAATCATCGTTTTTAATAATATCAAAAGAAGCCATATATCCTTGCTTTACATTAGGGTTTAAATAACAATTATAAGAAGCCCTATGTTTTTGTAATCTTCTATTTAATGTCTGTGTTGTAGAACCAATATAAATATTTCCATTTGTATTATCAGTTAATTTATATATTTTTCCGTTTTGATATTTATTCATTCTATACTATGTATAGATAATAGATGTTTAAGTAAATAAATTAGTTATATATAACCAATTGGTCATATTTAACCAAAATAATAAAGTGAGTATTTGTAAAAAGTGTTAAGGATAATATATTTTTTTTTGTAGAAGCCTTTTCTAAATTATTGATTTTATGGACTGGTTATATTTAACCAATTAGTCATATTTAACCAAAATATTTATAGATTGTATACTGTGATCATTCCATTCTCTAATTGTGCTGATCGCATATATTCACAATAGTTGCGGAGAGTTGTTGCCGCCGCTCTTACACTATTACACGTTAGGTGTAATTCTATACCTCTTGTTCCAACACGACCGCCGGTAAGCTTCGTAGAGTTGTAGAAAAAATGACCTCTAAATTCTGTTTGAGCCTTTGTCTCAAATGTAGTTGCTGTTCCACCGGTCAAAGCACCGCCTTCACTAGAATATTCATCACGACTAATAAATACCATAGTTTCCGCATTTTGTAATAGTGAGTATAACCTTGCTGTATTAGTTACATTAGATGAGAACTCAAATTTATCATTATATCTGATATTATATTCTATTGATCCGGGTTGTCCGTTTGTTACAGTCATAGATAAAGCATTAAGATTGAGTAAGATATTATCTTCACCGGATCTATCACCATTAATCATAGTGATTACTTTATTGACTAATCTGGAAGCCATTCCGATATTTCGCACAGTCGCCGTTTGGAGTGAAGATTGCGAGACAGTTGTTGATATACCGCGATAATCAACAAACGGAAAAGTAAGAACTTTATTCTCAGCGGCGTAACGTTCCATCTCATCACTTGCTCCATAATATATATAATCAGCACAAAACTTTAATTCATTTTGATCTAATACAAAAGACTGAGTTGCAGTTCCCGTCACACGGACAGCACGATGATTTACGGGAGGTCTTAGTGTTAGCTCAATTGTAACTGGTTCTTGTATCATGTATAATGGAAGTTGATGTACTTTAAGGAAAGGGAAAAGATCACTTAAATCAACAGCATACGATGGAGATTCTGTGGGTGAACCGCCGTCCATAACCGCAAAAGGCATCTGTTCACCATCAACCGTAGTTCCATAAATTACTGATGGATCACGCGACGTTTGTATCATAACACCAACCCCATCAATATTAGGACCAGTTCCATTTTCATAGTTAAAGCTTCGGGACATATAACGCCCCGAAACATAGTTTTCACGCTCTTTATTATTTTCATTAGAAATTCTAGTAGAATGGAAAGCATGTAGGTGATCCCAATCACTAATCTCATTTAATACTTTATTACCAATCTTTAAAACTGCTCTTTTAACTACCGAACCAATACCAACATTAGGAGGCAATACAGCACGACTAACAGCTGCGGGAGGAGTTAAACTCATAAAAATTTTACTATGTGAATGTAGGAATCCTTTGTTTTGGAGCTGAAATCTAACAAAGCCATCAACCGTAGATCCATTCCCTTCTTGGAATACGACTGGTTCTAGTAAGTCAGTTTCCATTTCTTGTAGGTAATCAACTGGGACTTCACCCAAACGCATGAAATTAGGGACAGTAGGCTGATACTTCTGAACAACAGTTCCCGATGGAATTTCTTCTGGTGGAGGACCGCTCATTTTATAATCATATCAATATAAAAATTATTGATACAAAGTTTTAAAATTTTCATATTGTATAGAAATAAATGGTTAATACTTTATTTAAGCTAAACTATAAAAACCATCTTTATCTTTTTTTATTTTAATTATTTCTTTTACTGATGATTCTTCTTCTTCACTTGATTCTGATTCTTCGGTTAAATAATCAGTATCATATAAAAAACTTACATATTCATATAATTCTTTTACAAATGTAAATGTATCTTTATCAATCTTATTATCAAAATGTTCTTCTACAAACATAATTATATCATCTTTATTACAACTCATTTTATATTAAGCAATATTTTATTTTTACTGAATTAGCTGAACAGAGTTTTGATTCCATACTAATACAGCACGGGCTTTGGCGAAAATAAAGACTGATTGTGGTGAGTCATCTGTTAAATCACTTTCTAACGATAGTCCCCACTGCAGATTGGAGAAGTCTTGACCGCTATTAAACTGCGAGTATTTTTGCCCTATGCCGAATAATGCTCCCGAGTCTCTTACCGACTTATAACTATCATCACCGCTTCCAAGATTATACGCTCTATTATTGTTTTCATTAGATACCGCAGAACGATCAACTAGATATTCGGGGATAACTGAATCAATAAACGCTTTAAGGACTTGTGGATCTACAACAGCCGTGTTAGAATCTTTATCAATATTAGTTACAATATCATATTCACATGGATATTTCACACCACCACGTAACCACTGAACTCTTTTAAAGTGAGCAATTGAGCCATCACTCTTAGATGGATACGTTGTTGCTAAACCATTCTGAGTAAATGTATTGATGTGAGACGAAGGGCAGAAGTTAAGGAAAATAGATTGGAGTTGTTTAAGACCAAGACTAAATTGTAACTGAGCGTTTGTAGAGTTGATAGACGTGTAGAGAGATGTAATAGTATTAAATTCTAACTGACCCGCTGTTTCACGCGACATGGCTTGGACTTGATCGGCGGGAATATCAGTTACCTCAAAAGTTAATTCTAAATCTTTAAGTTCATAGTGAGCATCAAGGATATTCGTAGAAACTCCACCCGGATTAAATAAACAATTGCTATCCGGAGATAAATGAATCTCTATCTGTATACCACCAAACGAAGATTCCATAAGATTGATTTTATTATCACTCATTAAGAATCCACATGGTAGGTGGCACGAGAAACTCTTTTTAACATCAGCAGAAGCTACGGCGGGGTTATTCGCAACAACAGTTTGGAAGAACACTTCGGGGTCGGGTTGTATAAGGGCAGTTTCATTTAGATGTCCCATTAAGTCTTGTTTAGAAGAACCAACACCCAAGTAAGTACTTAAATATCGTGGATAGTGACGTATATGTTCGCATATCTGTTTTGATTTATTGTGTCGGATAATAAGCTGATCCCATAGAGCATATACACCTAAGCGATTATCCATCGTTACTTTATCATCACCGGCGTCGGCGGTGCTTACGGGAGTAGGGGTTGCTAAATTATCTTTGTATACAGCAAGATTACCCGCAATACGGATAGATTTTGGATCAAGGATTCCTTGCTGACTTTGGATCGTGAATGATAATGTCGGGAAGCCGTTCCTAAATGAAATACGAGAATTAGATGGAATATTATCGGGTCTCACGGATACATATCTGCTGGTCATTTTATAATATGATTATTATAAAAAATTAAAAGTTAAAATAAATAAAATATTATTTTACATTTCTACTTCTACTGCTCCGCTTCCTCTCATAGTTAGTTTTCTTATATGGAAAACAAAGCTATTTATGAGCTTGGGCTTAGTGGGAGCTGATGTTTCTTCATACTTAAGGATAACCGATAAATCTTTGTCTCTTAGATCTGCGATTCCATTACCAACCGCAAAGCCACGACCCATGACCCAGTTATCTAAGAACTTAACAAAAGATCTTGGAGTGATTCCCGCGTTGCTAAGGGCTTTTTCGTCCTCAAATATTTTAAAAGCATCAATACTATTTCTTGTAGCACATTTCTTGGTAGATATGGGGCGAGAAGGAACAAGCTTTCCGTTTATCTGAAACTGAACCGATGTGAGAAAGTCACATATACCGGTGTAGCCACTACGATTGCTATTACAAGTAATATCCGCTTCATTTTCAGCAATAGAGTATGTCCCACTTGCCGATACAAGTTGAGCCGATGTGTAGATACTGCTATCCGTTGTAGATACAATAATAGATTTAGCACGTGAGTTTCTAGCGTGAACTAAAAATGATGTTTGTCTATCACTTGCTAGTAAAGAGTTCTTATAATTAGTTACACTATGAATATCAAAGACAATACTTTGACCTTCTCTAATCTTTGCTTCCATACCCGCTTGGAATTTAGGGTCAAGATCTACTTGATGAACAACTAAATTTACATCACTCATAGTATAAGTTGCATCATATGAAGTCTCCGCAGAAGCAGAAACAGATTCTACACGCCATTCATCGTTTACAATATCTTCTCCCGTGTTATTGGTTACATCATTTGCCGATTTAATCTCAATAAGACCATTAGTAGCACAAGCATTAATCTCACTAATAATAAAATTAATATCTAATCCAGCTTCACTTTGGTCGCTATTTTTAATAAAGTTTATGGATTCACCCACAACAAACGGACAAGCATTTACACGATCTGCTCCTACAAGGTTATTAGCAGTTCCTATATAAAATACATCTGTAGTTCCACCATCAGCCCAATCACTTGGAGCATCATTAGAACCATTAAGAGATTGGAAAACTGGGTTGAGTTGTAATTTACGTCCCGAAACAGCAGTATCTAATTGTTTAATAACTCTTGATGCCGGTTGTAAATCAAGTTCTAAATAAAGACCATTACTCATCATAACTGGGAAAATCTTACCCGAGAATACACCAGCATGTAACGGAACACAACATTTAACAGTAGTGAAGTCCGCATTAGTAAGAGTAGATGATTTACCCGCACCTACTTTAAAATAAGGATTGGTGTAAGTATCAGTATACTCACTTTCTATATTACCAAGTGTTCCTTGATTTTTCAGAGAATGAGCTGTTCCACCTTCTTCTAGCGCACGAATACTTCTTGCCGAATCATCTGTATCATAATCATATTTCATGGCTAATAAAGAAGAATATTCATTAATCTCTTCTATTAAATTACCACGTGTTCCATCATAGATACGCATATTCTTGATAAGCATACCACCACCAGCATGATCTAATTGTAAAAGAGTTGGGTTTTTACCATCGGGTAGAGCAAGTTTTAAATTAAATTGTAGAAACGACTTCTTGCCGTCCATAAATTTAACGCTTGGAGGAATCATTAGAGATACTTTTCCTCCACCAGAATAAGATAACCCATTTTCTGCTGGAATCTCAACTTTGCTTTCACCAATCTGAACAACATTATCTGGCGACCAATATGAACTCATTTTATAATAATAATTATATTTTAATATTGTTAAGATTAATTTAAAAAAAATACTATATGTAATGGGAAATTTAGAAGACTTTACAATAGATCAGTTTGCGGGTGCTGGTGCTTTATTAATAGGATCTTTTGGTGGATTATTAATGATTATATGGAAAAGTAGATGTAGAGAGATTAAATGTAAAATATGTTGTGGCTTATGGTCTCATAATTGTATTAGAGAAGTTATGAGTGATGATGAAGAAGAAGATAAAGAAAGTAAAATACAAAAACTAAAAAAAGTTATGAGTAGAGAAAAATTACCACCAAGAACAACTGCGGGTGATCCCGCAACCGCACCATAAATAAGATTAGTCATATTTAACCAATTAGTCATATTTAAACAAAGTTACCTTCGGTTTAACCAAACCCCATATCTTTTAATAATTCATGATATAAATTGTTTAATCTCTTAAACGTTTCTTCATCTCCATTTTTATCTGGGTGGTTAATTAAGCATAATTTATGATATCTTTTTTTTAATTCTTTAATTGTGGTTGATTGCCTTAACTCAATAAATTCTTTTTCATTTTCATAAGGTTTTTCATCAAAATTAAAGAAGTCTTTATAATTAAAGTTAGCTTGTTTCTTTTTATATTGAGACTTTAATTTTTCTGTTTTTTCATCAATACAACGATAACATTTACAATAACATGGTTGTCCGTGTTTACAATAAGTAAAAGACCCATATACATTTATGAAAGTTTCATTTTCTTCCGGATCTTCATAATATGTCCGTTCTGAAAAATGAACCATGTGAAATAAAATATACAAATATATTATTTCTTGGATTTTGTCTTTTTAGATCCTTTATTTTTTTGATTATTTGCTCCCTCAAATATTTTAGAAGGATCAATCTTGTTATCATTTTTAGGAGGTATGACTATCGTTGCGTTTCTATTATAGGAAGGTATAAACTCATTTAATGGTTTCATAGTTTTTCCTTTCGGCATTTTATATTATAAATTTACATTTTAATTTTTTATATGTTAATTATTATAAAATGAGTTTAGTTGTCTGTTCCAATCAAGATGATAACAGAAGATCTATACAGAGTGGGGGAACTACTCAAAACATCTTTAAACCTTATTCTTTTAGGAATGGTTTATCATCAACTTATAAAATTCCTCCTAACTCACAAGTGGCTTTACAATCGGCTAAATACACTCTTGATGGAAGATTGCCTTTAACAACCAATTCTAATATATTATATCAGTATTATGGACAAGAACTAAGTGATGATGAAGATATTAATGCAAAATCTACAGCGTGTCCTATTAGAACTCCCATCTTTGAGGGTAAATATAATGATATCATAGAAGTAACCCCCGAACAACTAGCGGCAGAACTTAAATCATCTATGAATACGAATATATTCCACCCACAATTAAGAGATTTAGTTAATGTAACTGTAAAACGTGATGAAACTTCTAATGAGTTTCTAGGATTCACCATAGATTATGAATACTTTGATACTACAAATAGCACTATTCCCGGAGCAAGTGAAATAGAAAGTCAAGTTTCTTTATCTGGTTTTAATGATGATGAATTTACATGGAATGGAGAGTCCTACGAAACAAAAACAGCTACAAGCGGTCTTCCCGCCGTTGGAATTTTAACTGGAAAACCAATATCTTTACATAATGGTTCTTTTGTTGTAGATTTTGATGATCCCAATTCAGCGGGTTTAGAGTGGGCTATTGGTTTATCTAGATATGTGAATACTACCAGAGAAGCTGGAAGTTCATTTGACCTTAGAGCTCCCAATTATTATTCTTTTAATAGTCCCGGAGGACAACGACCAAGTGAGGCGTATTTTTTTGATTATGTGGTATGTCGTGAAGAGGATACACTAAAAGTTTATCATTCAGCTTATGATAGTTCAGTAGTATTTGATAATGGTGAAAAGGGTATAGTATCAAGGGAGTTACAATACGGACAAGATGATATAGCGGCTGATTATGATTTAGATGAGAATGCTGATGAATATAAAAAAGTAAGATTTACTATGATCGGTGAAAGAATTAAAATTGAGTTACTTGATGAGGCTGGAACTACTGCGGCTACTTTATATGAATATAATACAGCAAGGACTAATGCTCAACAGTTATCTGCAGTCAGTCAAGCAAAATGGTCTATGTATCCCGTTCTCTATGTACAGAGTGATGCTACTACTTTCGGAAACTCCCTTGTTGTAGATCAGTATACAGCGGCAACAAATGTAACTACAACAATTAATAGTCTTAAAAATTCATGGTATAATAGTGTAGAAGGAACTGAATATGAAGGACTCGCATTAGAACTAGAAACTCGTGATTGGAATGACCAACAAGTATCACCCCGACAAGATATCTTGACTTATGCGGGAATTTTAACTGGTGCTAATCAAGTTATTAACTTGGAAAATTATTTAATAATGTCGCCGAGTAATGTATTTAAACCAAGTGGCGATGCAAATACAGAAAAAATACTTGGATTTGATGGAGCAACTCCCACCAACGATTATGTATATGGTGCGGGTGGACATTCTACTCGTAGAAGATTTACAAGTGTTACCACTCCACAATTTTTAGCAACAAGGAGTATGTTTATTAGATTGGATAATCTAACTCAACAGTCTGTAAATGCTTTAATGGGTAATAAATCATCTATTATCGCTCATCTACCCCGCTTTGACGGACAAGTAGAAACGGGAAGGCTATACCACGAACCCAAGAACTTAATATTCCTTGATCTGAATAATCCAAATGAAATGAGCTTATCATCATTTGATATATCGTTTGTATACTCTAATGAACAATTTGTAGAAAGTCTAACTGGGACATCTGTGGTTGTCTTATATTTTAGACAAAAACCTAACTAATTATTATGTTTTCTCTATAAATTATGTAAATTAACTTGTTGTTTGTATTTTTACTTAAATATAATTAAGTGAATTTTTATATATTGTTAATTATAATGGAAGGAATCCCGCAAGAATTACAGTTAAATTTTATTAGTGAGAATGTCCCCCATGTATGTACTGATGAACCGGATATGGACTTACCATCACCCATAGAGCATCTAACCATAGACAAACAACCCATAGAAGTAGAAACTATTTTTGATAATGAGATTAGTGAAACATCCGCCGTTCCACAAGCACCATTAGTTAAAAAAGTCATAGACAATCCTATACCGGAATCGCAACCACCAGTAAAGAAACAAAAAGAAAAACCAGTTAAACTAAACAAAGACGGAAAACCACGTAAAAAGAGAAACTATACTGATGAACAGAGACAAGCGATGAGGGAACGTATGTTAAAAGTAAGAGCAGAAAGTGGTAAAAATAAAGCCAAACGTGATGAACAAAAAGCAAAAGAGAAAAAATATAAAGAACTGATGGAAAAGAAAAAAGAGTTAGAAATGGAAGAAGTAGAACAAAAACTAAAACAAAAGTCACAACCTAAACAAGAACCCGCACCGGTGATTCATCAAAATATAGGAATATCAAAAGAAGATTTACAAAAGGCTCAGTTTGAGGCTATCGTTCAGTATGAAACACTTCGTAAAAAGCGTAAAGAAAAAAAGAAACAAGAAGCTCAAATCAAGCAGTATAATGAAGATGTTAAAACTAATTTAAAAAAAGAATTAGGTTGGAGGGAAGTGGCTGGTCCTTACGCAAATTGTTTTTAAATAAAATATATTTGTATATTATAAATGAGTATTTTGTTACATGGTGATTGTTTAGAATTAATGAAAGATCTAGATGATGCATCAGTTGATTTAATCTTTTGTGATTTACCATATAACCAAACTAGCTGTAAGTGGGATATAAAAATTGATATGGATAAATTTTGGATAGAAGTAATGAGAATTAAAAAAATAAACACTCCTTTATTTTTTACAACAACAACTAAATTCGGTGTTGATTTAATTACAAGTGCTCCTAAAAAGTGTCCTTTTAGATATGATTTAGTATGGGTGAAATCAGCCCCAGCCGGTTTTTTATCTGCTAAAAAGATGCCTATGAGAAAGCATGAGATGATTTATGTATTTTATGAGAAGTTGCCTTTTTATGATTTAAGTAGTCATAAACATAAGTTCATAGATCAATCAACAAATAAAAATAAATTAAATGATGGTATAATTTACAATAGTGGAAAAGCTATGAAAGTTATAAGTGATGGAAAAGGAAAACAATATACACCACCGCTCCCAGTATCAGTTGTGAAACAAGAAAAACAAATTATTAAAGGTGAAAATAATACATATAATACAGAAGGAAGAAAGAAACCAATCGTAAGGGAAAAGGCTGGAAAATATGAAACACCTTTACCAGTCTCAGTTGTGAAAGAAGAAAAAACACAAATATCTAAACCACAAGAAAAAGATTTATATGGAGCTAGTAACGGCGGAACTATAGGTAATGTTCATGGAACTAATTATCAACCACCTTTACCAGTCTCAGTTGTGAAAGAAATAGATGAAAAATATAAAAATAAAGGAGGGTTATATAGTAAAGTTAGTCGTAATGGATTAGTTAAAAATGAACCGCATTATGAACCACCGCTCCCAGTATCAGTTGTGAAACAAGAAAAAATGCCTAAATCTATGTATGGAGAACTACCAACAACAGATAGTTATGCTGAAAGTGTAGGAATACAAAAAGCAGATAAACATAAAGTTCATTATAATCCACCTTTACCAAATAGTATGTTAGAAATTAAATCAACAAGAGGTAAACACTCAACAGAGAAGCCAGTAGCATTAATGGAGTGGATATTAAAATATTATAGTAAAGAAGGTGATGTTGTTTTAGATCCAACGATGGGTAGTGGATCAACCGGTGTCGCTTGTAAAAATATGAATCGTAATTTTATTGGTATGGAAATGAATGATGAAATATATGAAGTCGCGTGTAATAGAATCTATGATTAAGTTTTCCATTAAATAAAAAAATATGTTTAAATATATAATGGATAAATCTGCTCCACAAATATTAAAAGTAAAAGATGTAATAGAAACTGAGAAGTTTGATGGTATCCATGAAAACCTTCCCCAAATGCCGAGTCTTTGTTTAATTATAGGGAGTGTTAGATCGGGGAAAAGTAATCTTTTAGTAAATTTTTTTTGTAATCCACAATTTTATAAAGATAGATTTGATATAGTAAAAATAGTCTCTACAACTCTTGGTTCTGATACAAAAGGAAAAATATTATCTAAACATTTTGATTGTAGTGATCATTATGAAGATGGGATTATAGAAGAAATAAAACAATCACAAAGTCAATATGAAGAAAAAAAAGATAGACCTACATTTGCGTTAGTATTAGATGATGTCTTAACAAAAGATTTTAGTAAGACTAATGCGGTTAGTTTTTTCTCAACTCGGTTTCGCCACTACATAGACTTCTATGTTATAGCTACCCAAACGTTCCGTGCTGTGAGTGGTATGATCAGAAATAATGCAACCGATGTGATTATCGCTCGTCAGCAAAATAGTAAGGAACTAGAAAAGATAGCTGAGGAGTATGGTGATCTTGTAGGTGGGATTGATAATTTCATGGATTTATATAATAAAGTTCATAATGAAAAATATCAAATGATGTATATGAAATTATCTGAAAATCCAGTCCAAGTGTATCGTAATTTTAGTGAGAGAATATATTAATAATTTTACAATTGTAATATTATATTATTCATATTATAAAAATGGATATGTTTATTAATGATAGTAACGATATAGCGGCGGGAAATATGAGAAGTCGTGCTGGTGAACAAATGAGTGCAGCGGCATCACAACACAACCAACTAGTTGCGAATAATATCACACAGATTCATAAAGACTTACAAAATCGTGAAAGTCAGTTATCAGAAGTAGAAGCCTTAAAAGGCGTACAGACTGGGGTAGAAGGATTACTTGGTGCGAATAAATTGAGGGAAGGTTTAACAAGTTATAGGGAATGGTCGCAAAAAGGAGCAACAAAACAAAGTAGACTTGCTCAATTAAAGGCACAAGCCCCCGATGGTGCTGATGGTGATTTACGTGTAGCACAAGGTGATAATGGAGAAGTAACTGTTGATAGAAATCCCGCAAATACAACACAAGCACCACCGGAAACAGCAACTCCCGAAGGAACACCGGCTACTGGAACTAGTGATACAGCACCCACAGTAGAAGCACATGAATCTGTTACAGTAGGAGAAGATGGCGCGGGTAAGAGTGGTTCTATGATTCACGATGGTATTAAACAAATGACTGGATTAAGTGATGAAGCAGTAGAAAAAGTAGGAAAAGGCGCGGGAGCATTAGGTAGTGGAATAGCGGCGGGAATGAATATTTATCAAGATATTAAAGCGGGTGGTATAGCTGGTGATAATGGTTGGGAAAAAGCGGGAAATGTTACACAGATAGGTGGAGCTATTGCGGATACTGTTGGGGTGTTTTTCCCTCCCGCTGAGTTAGTAGGTGGTGTTCTTGATTTAATTGGTGGTGGACTAGATGCGATAGGTGAAATCTTTGATCATGATGATAAGAAAAAAGAAGCACAAGCAGAAGCACAAAAACAAGAACAAGAACAGCAAGAAGCGGAGAAAAAAGTTGCGGTCGGTGGTGGTCCTTCCGCCCCCCAAGTAGCCCAAGCAAGAGTTCAGTAAACCGAAGGTATGCTTTGCTAAATACAAATATTCATTTATTATTTTGGTTAAATATAACTAATTGGTTAAATATAACTAATTAAAAAAGTATTTTATAAATATAATATCCATAAATTATATATCATGGACGAGAATATTAAATTAAAAAATGGTGAATTGTTAAATCTTATTTTAGATGATTTAAAAAGTCTGAAAACCGATGTTAGTAATATTAAACGTGATATATCAACTATGAAAGGTGATTTATTTTTAGTAAAAACAATACAAGAAGTAAAAAGTGAAACTATAAAAGAAACTCCTAAAACATCAAGTGGTTGGTTTTACTAAACGATCATATTTATATGGTTTTAATATCATTCTTTTTAATTCTATGACTTCTTTCCAATCATCAGAAGCCCATTTTTCTTTTTTTGATTCTTTAAGTAATCTACCCGAATATATCCCAAGTGCTGTATGTATATGTTCTAATTGATCATAAGTTAAATAAATACCTATTTTATCACTCATCTCTATACTATATGTAAAGAATAAACTTTTAAATCATTTTTTAAAGAATTTTTCATTATACATTTTAATTAATTTCTTTTTATTTGTTGTTGGTTTCCCTTCTTGTGGAAACCCACTCCATGTGATGTAGTAAGCTAGATAACCCGGTCTTAATGGATCATTAGTTTTTAGATCTCGTGCGTGTCTTTTAAGATATCTTTCTCTACGTTCTACATCTTTATGAGATAAATAATCTTCTCTTGTTGGATCACCAAATGATACAGTTTTAAACTTATTTTTAGGCATACGAAACACAGCATTCCATTTCTTTTTAGGATTCTTAGATGGTTCTAATTTAATTAATACGGGCATTTATGTATATATAGATAAATTAAAATATATCATAAATTATATATGGATTTACAAAATATAGTTGATAATTATCATAAAGCATTTCCTAAATTTCCTAAAACATTATTTTTAAGTGATAATTGTATACTTGGTTTATGGGTTATGGGTAATAATTATACAACAAAAACAGATTTATATGGAGCATATCCCTACGGATATTTAAAAAGAATATATTCCATGTTTCCATTAGTAAAAGGTAAATCACTTCATTTATTTAGTGGTTCATTACCCGATAGTGATGAATATGATAAAGTTGATTATAATGTAGGGATTACAGCCGAAGAAATGAGTGATATATTACCTAATAATTTTTATGAAAGAATTTATGCTGACCCCCCTTATTCAGTAGAAGATTGTGAAAGATATGGGTGTTGTATGATAAAAAGAAATGTTGTTTTTAAAGAATGTTGTAAAGTAATGAAACAAGGTGGATATTTAATATGGTTAGATCAAGTATTACCAAATTACAAAAAAATAGAATGGGATATAGTAGCTAGAATAGGTATGGTTAAATCTACAAATCATAGATTTAGGGTCATCACGATATTTAGAAAGAAATAAAATATATCATAAATTATATGGAAGAAATAACAATATGTATTCCCGTATACAAACGTCATGAATTTTTAGGATTAACAGCCCATAATATTAAATCACAAACATATCCACATGATAAATTAACTGTTTTAATTGATGAATGTAGAAGTAATGAACCTTTTATAAGGGATATCTCACAACTGAGACAATTTTTGCATCCCATAAAAGTGATTCATAATGTATATAATAAACGAGCAACTATAGGTGAAAAGCGTAATCGTCTAGTAAAGACTTGTAAAACAAAATATATCCAATTCATGGATACCGATGATCTATATCGTAAAGATTGTATTTTATATAATTATCAACTACTTAAAGAAAATAGATGTAAATGCGTAGGTTCTGATAAAATGATTTTTTGTTACATGAATGATAGTTTTAAATTAACCGCAATAGATTGTGGGGATAAAATACATATGATACATGAAGCTACATTACTCTTTGAGAAGAAATGGTTTAACTCCACAAATAAGTTTATAAAAAATTCACAAGGGGAAGGTAGAAATCTATTTTATGGAATCAATAAAAAAGATGTCTTTATAAGTGATGTTAATAAGATTATGATATGTCTTGTACATAATTCTAATACAATCAATAAAGATAGATTTAAACAAAAAGATATGCCTTCACTAGAAGATAGTGTGATTAATATTTTAAAAGCACTTATTGATATCCCGTTTCACAATAATGATGAAAAAGAATTTTTAGATGGAATTACTGATACACAACCCTTAAAAGACTAATATAAATATAAATATAAAATACAGCTAACGAAACTAATAAACATTCTATATGATCCATACATTAGCCTTTAAAAGATTTTAGTAATTGATTTAATTGTTTATCTTGTAAAAGTTCATTTTTAAAATTTATCATAAGTTTACTATCAACACCGGGATTATCTTTAATAAATTGATCTATGCTTACCATATATTCTTCATAAGATTGAGGTGAATAAATAATTTTATTTCTTTTAATATTAGTTCCCCAATAAGTCCAATCATCAACAGCAACCCCAATTTTATTAATAATTTTATCTTGTGTATCCTCTAGTAAACAACTAACATCTTCATGTAAAGCAAAATCATCATCGTGATAATTTGTTTCTCCATTTATATAAGCATCATGGTCATAATGTATGTGTTCAGTCATATAAGTCAATTCACTATTTAATTTATCAACTACATCATGAAACTCTTGCATATGAGTTGGTTTCGTATATTTAGTAGGCATTTCCTCTATTTGTTTCTGATAATCAAGTAAGATATCTTTTTGAGATTTAGTTTTTACTTCCTCAATAACTTCCATAGGTCTATTTTCTAATTGTTTTGTTAATTTTTCTATTTCTTTTTGTTGGATCATAGCAAACTGAAATAAGCTATATGTTATATTATAATTATTTTCTTTTTTAGCATAACCTTTTATTTTTTTATTAAAATTGTATTGTTGCTCTTTATCTTTAAAAAGAGACATATTATTCATATTATTGCTAATTAAGTGTAAATAGTGGTTGAGTTCTCCTTGCTTGTAAATATCCATACTTATATTATAGCATAGATTTTATTTTTTAAGTAGTTTTGGTTAAATATGACCAATTGGTTAAATATAACCAAAAAAAATAGATCAACAATTTAGAAAAGGCTTCTATAAAAATAATTATTTATCCATCAACACTTTTTACAAAACTTGATATATTGGATTGGTTAAATATGACCAATTGGTTAAATATAACCAATAATTTATAATTCGGTTAATACTTAAATATTATCTATGTTATATATATAAATATGGATTTAACTGATGAATATATCCAATCTCTTGTTGATAATCATAAAAAGAAATTACAATATTATAGTGATAGATATCACAACATTAAAAAGCATGATCCGGAATATATGAAATCTAATCGTGAAAGAGCAAGATTACATTATGAAAAAAATAAAGAGAAAAAAAAAGAAAACTATGAAAAAAATAAACCATTAATGAGAGCTAAAAACTCTTATTATTATTATAAAAAAATAAATAAACTAGATGATTTTAAAACCAAACATACAGAAAAATATGACTTATTAGTAAAAGCTGGATCTATTGCTTCTTATGAGTAGCATAATACTTTTCTTTACTTACTTTACGTTGTTCTTCTTGTTCTATCTTTCTTGCCTTACGCCACTCTTTACGATATTCTTTATCATCTCTTAATTTGTTCATGTGTTCTACTACAAGACGACTTCTCTTTTTTTCATCTCTCCACCCATCATCAAGTGCATCACGTTCCTCCTTACTCATGTCCCATATTGGTTTCTCTGTTTTTACACCGTTAACTGTGAGTTCCCACATAGGTTTTACTTTAACAACCTTCTTACTCATTTTATATAAGTATATACATTTTAATCTATAATTAAATTTTTGCTTTATTTTTTGATAAGATTTCTTCTACAACATTAAAAGATGTCTTTATTTGGCGTTGGATCTTAAAAATAATACTACTACTATTATTTACATTTGCGTAAGAACCATCTGGATCATGAATAGATACTGTAACACTAGATAATTTAGTCGGTTTCCCTATTGTAAACTCAAGACTTTCTCCACCAAAGAAATAATCAGCTTGTGGGTTTTCTTTATTGACTATCCCGACTATCGGCATATTTGTGATATTACTACTACCTCCTACAAAAATACTTTCTGGAATAATATCACTTCTGATAGTATAATATCCTTTAATCATACTTGTTGGAAATCTTTGAGCCACTAGTGAGATACTTTGTGTTTTCACATTAATAGGGGGTAAGACTAATTTATCAGCAAACGTAGTATTACCATACAAAGCAGTCACACCTTGATATTGATAATTCCATAAATGAAATGGTTGTGGAACTTGTTGTGAAAATAAAGGAATACCTACATCATTTGTTTTCCATAATTTTGTATCACCAATAATAACTTCTGCGTTGGTTGTTGGATATTTAAGATTAGTTATATTTGTATCATTTATTGTAACTCCTCTATTATTACTTGTGCTATTAAACTGCTCATAAGTAAAACCCATAATACCCCATAAACCACTATCCCATGTGTCTTCATCAAATCCCATATCCTCAAAGAATACACCGGATTTAGCATCATAGACTGTATAGGGTTCATAACATTTATTAAAATCACTATATTGAGTTGATGATTCTCCATCAGCCGTAGCACCATTTCTCGTCCAAACTATTTGTTGTGATTGATAAGGCATTATTGCGGGGCAAAACTCATTTATATCTTGTAAAGGATTAATTTTATATACGACTGATGATGCATCTGTTGGAACATCTTCTTTCAGATAAGCAAAATCAACAGAATTCCCTTGTACGGGTTCTCCTTGATTATTTATTAAAAAACGTAAATATGTTCCACCATCAGCACCACGACTTCCTAAATTAAGTGGTGTATGTAATTGACTTATTGAGAAGTTTTCACCATCCCAATTAATTGTTGGATTATCCGCACCAACATATCTTCTACAAAATGCTCCATGAACTCCATCTTCCGGTTGTCCTCCATCATACGAAACGTTAGCTCCATCTTCTATATTTGTTAAAGAACCAAAATATTTTTTACTCGCACTTACATTACTAGTTTGACCTCCGGTATATCCGTAATCAGCTCCTCCACCACCAAAATCATTTAAGAGTAAACCACGAGAACCGGCTGTTCTTCCATAATAATTAGCACTAGTAGTGTCCGCAGTAAAAAGAGCTATTGCGGGATTACCCACAGCAGTAAAGTGAAGATCATAACCAATTTTGGTGTATTGGTCTATTCTTTTGGGTTCTCCACTCAACGGATTTGATTGATAACTACCCGGACAATCTAAAAAGGGATCAGTACTATCTCCAATATTATTAGTCATATCTGTGGTTACTTCACAATGAATATTAATATAACCGGTTGGTGATCCATCTACGGGAGTAAATGATTCTTTGGAAAAACAACCATAAGTAAGTCTATTTGCGAAAAAGTCTGGATCATCATAATATACATCTCTATCTTTTCCATTATAATACATAAGTAATAATCCACTCATACGTCTATTAGCGGCTATCGTATTTCCCGCGTTTGCTGGTCTATAACAAGATGATCCTAAACTGCAGATATCAACTAATTCCGCCTCTGTTTTACCAGTTGTATCTATTTCACAAACAAATAGATTTTTACCACGATTAATATGTAAAAAACGAGTATTATTAATTGTATGGCGATTATAGTAATTGATACCACTAGCATAACTGATACTTGGATCAGCTGGGGGGGTTAAGTCGCTATCATACTTGCGACCATTCCAACTATCCCATATTTCCGGATACAGTTCTTGAGCATTAATAAATTCTTTTAGTTTTAATAAGTTTTCCCGTGTATAAGGGATATTAGTTCTTATAGGTTCTTGATCTTCTGTTGCCGCATAATTAAATTGTTGTCTTAAAAATGATCCTTTAATTCCATCATTATTAGTGGTTGGTTCTTTATCGTAAAATTTTACTGTTATATCACTATCATCAGCAATGGTTCCGGCGAAACTTGTAGTTCCATCTATACCAAATTGGATAATTGGTTCTTCCTCAAAGACACCCGTATTAAAAAGAAGAACTGATGTGATCTGAACTGGTAAAGGAGTTGTAGCGGGTGTAACACCAATAACCTCTACTCTGGAGAAATCATCAAGATCAAACAACGGAAAATCAACGGGATCATATCTTACTGATATTATTGTAGCCCCAGTTCCACCATTATCAAAGGCTTTATAAACTTTTTCTGAATTTTGTATAACACCATTTAAATTGATTTCATAACCTTTAATATATAACTCTGGACGTTTCCAAGCAACAGTCTGGAAGTTATTATACCAAGTATTTTTCTTTGTTATATCAATTGGAGACTCCTCTTGGATAGAAGCATTTCCTTGTCCGGGTTGTGTATCGTCCCATGTTTGAGCGATAATAGGATCAAAACAATTAAATGTTTTATATGTCGTTGCTTCTATACTTGTTGTAATTTTCATAGGAGCGGCTTCTCCCGAAACTCTGGGACCGGCTGTATTAGGGTGTAACGTAAGGAACTCTTGACTATCTATTTTTCGTAATTGTCTAGATAATTCATCACTTATAAATTGAGCGGAGTTAAAACCTTTAGGAACTGTAAGTGTTACTTTTTCACGATAAGGATAATATCTTTTAAATTCCGGAGCAACTGTAAAACCATCATTTGGTTCTGCAAAACTACTATTATCATAAATCGTCGCATAGGCTTGTTCTTGTTTACCTAAATTAGAGTAATCAGTAGAAAAGAGAGTATATTTACTACAATCATTTCTCACATAGATCAACTTATTATAAGGATTAAGATAATGATCTGCTTTAATAAAATTTTCATATCCAACACAAGGTTTTAAATAACCCGTTTCTGATGGACCATCACGAAGATTATTTCTTAAATTTCCATCAAACATAGCATTACCCAAATCTTCATAACTATACGGAATATTATCCGGATTACCATTAAAACCAGCATCAGCACTACTATCTTTCCATGAAGGCAAATTAGAACCACCTAGTTTAGTTCGTGGAAGAGTTAAATAGCCCGTTCCATCAGTAGTCTTGTAATATCCAATAATTAAATTAACTTCATTATCTTTTAATTCTATAGATTCATTTTGTTGAGTTGTTGTGATATTTAATTTTAAATTAGTCAATTCATCTTTATTAATTTCTTGTGTAACATAAGTAAAATCTCTTGTTTTACCAAGACTTTCACCTTTAATTTCTATTGTTTTTACTGCTGATGCTCCTTTTTCACTAATAAATCCACTGTACATAGAAACTTTATCTCCCGCTTCTAGACTATAAGTATTAGATAAAACATTCGTCCACTGAGCGGGATTAGAATTATTACCTCCAAGAGCTTCTTGTGATCTTAAACGGTTACACTCAAATAACTCGCTTTGTATGTAGCCTTCTTCCGCCATTTATAATAGTTAAGTATATTTTTTTTATTGTTTTTTAAATGTATGTATAAATTAAATGCCGTATAAAACTGGGAAAATGAAAGGATTGCTTACATTAGCAGAATTAAAAAAATTAGTTGTGAATCATAATAAATTATCCAAAATATCTATGCCGAAAGGTGTGAAGCGTGATGAATTAATCAAGTTAATTAACAAAAATGGATATAGAGTAGATCATACAAATAATAAATTAGTGAAGGGTGGTGGTGTCTTAAAGAAACCATTACAACCAGCAAAAAAGAAAGTTGGATTTGGTGAAGGCAAAACAAAAGAAATAAAAGAAACAAAGAAAGAATTAAAATCAAGAGCCAAGAATGTAGAAACAATAGACGCAAATAAAAAGAAAAATAAACAAATCAGAGATTTAGTATCGCAAACAAGACAATCGTGGGAAGATGATGATTTAGATTATGTAAAAGATTACAATAAATTAAAAAATAAGAAACCACTAACATCTGCCGATAAAAATAAATTAAAAGCCTTATTTGTAGATATCAAAGAAGACTATGTAGATATAGAAGACGGAATTATTAAAGATGAAATGATGGACTATTCGCCTTTAAAAAAAGTATTAGATGGAATTAAAAAATTATTAAAAAAATAATAAAATAAAAATATTTATTTATTATTATAAAATGCCTAAACACTATGGAGATGATGAACCCAAAGATAAACCTATGACTGCCCCTAAATCTACTTCTCGTGGTGGAAAGTTGACTGATAAGCAAAAGGCTGAACTTAAAAAGCATATGGAAAAGATGCATAAAGGTGGAATGAGTGCCTCTGAAATGAAGAGCCATCGCATGAAACTCATGGTTAGAATGCGTAAGGGAATGAGCGTGAATAAAGCCCACAAGGAAATTTCCAAGTAAATATTTATTGTAGTCATATATAACCAATTGGTTAAATATAACCAATTTATATATTTAAAGATATACTCCGTTATAAATATAGAATAATATGCCTTCCATTAAAAAAACAAGAGAAATGTTTTATAGTATTATTTGTGATTTAACAAACATGGTGGAATCACTAAAAGATGAAAATAAAAAATTAAAAGAAAAAATTAAAGTATTAGAATCATCAAGTAGTGATGATATAATTATTTCTTAACTAGATGAACTTTATCTATTTTATAAGCTTTTGATTTTGGATTGATCGCCGCATACACGCGAGCCATCGCCCATTGCTCTTTACTTTTAACTTGTGGTCTTACAGATTGTGGATTGGTTTTATAAGCACCGATGCCTTTATCATAAATAGTCTGTAAGCCTTTTAATTTATAACCAGTAGTTTTAGAGATATCTTTTAAACTATGACTTGTTCCTTTTTTAAATTTATATTTTTTGTTATATTGCTCTTTATATGTAACCATTTTACTTATACCATATATTTCTTTTTAGATACCTAAGATTATGGTTGGATTTTATTCTTAATAAAATAATGAACTTAAAACAAATAGCCTCAATCTTAGTGTGAAATGTTCTGATAATATAATATCTATCTTTTTTAGAGATAACTTTATAATACTTCCATGATTTACAATTAGAATTAGTTTTAATATGAGTAATATTTTTCATATCTATACTATATCATACATAATACTCTTTATATATTAATCTAAGATGCTGTAATATAACACCGATGGAATAACTCAATATATTCATTACCATCATCATCAACATATATATATCTTTTTTCTCTTTTTTCCCATGTATTAATATAATCCGGTGTTAAAAAGAAAATATATTTTTTAGTTCTTCTTTCTACATTAATAGTAATCGTTGATGTTGTTTCATTAAAACAATCATTACGTTGAGATGTATAATTTGTTGTATAACTTTTATCGGCTTTAAATTTATTCATATCTATACTATATAATACATAATAATCTTTAAATATTAAACTAAATTATGTCTATTTATTACTCATAATATAGCAAATAATCTAAATTATGTCTTTTTTAAGTAGTTTCACACAATAATTTTAAAATTATTTTCTGTTTTAAGTAGTTTTAAACACTTTTTAGATTTTTACTAATAAAAGAACATTATTTTA